AGCGTTATTTTTCACATTACCCTGCATGAGCTGTTTCTCTACGGACTGTGAAAAATTTGAATGCCGTTTGAATGTCGACGTGAAGAATGATATCTCAGGTTCACCCATGATGTGTTCATCTTGAGCGCCTATGGCTATCAATTGCACGACTCCCGCCGACATTTATAATACATAAAGGTAAAAAATACACGTACCTAGCGCCCCGATTCAATGAAGGGCAAATTCTTATTCTTGCAAACAAATCTGAAAATAAAAAAGTTATCGGTGCCATCACTTGTCGTGACCCCGTTTTCATCTCTGAGTGTAAAACTCAATCTGTCAACCTTTCTCACCGGAGTCATATATTGTGTGGTGACGTCATAATCATCCTTAAATATGATTGGATTTGACCCGTCCTGTATCACCGTACCGAACCCTCTGTTAAGTACAGTCATGTCTCCTTGACCACCGTACACATTAGACGTTCTTTGGGAATAATTCGTATTCAATTCATCCACTGAGATATGGCATACACTGGAGCCGGATGCATCGATACGAGCCGCCAAAAGACGAGTCTGTACGATGTTTTCGATTGGTTGCGTCAAGTGCACAGTGAAAGTGTTTTTGCTATCTTGACCGATGGTATCGACCGAGATAGTATGATACTCGTATTCAAAATCTGGTAAAACTTGCCGAACCGTATTCACAGTAGTCATTACTAATACATTATATTAAAGATCCACCGATTCCACCGATAATCTTCGCGTCCGCGCTTTTCTTGACGAAATCTTGGTCGCCACAGATACCACCTGGAGTCAAAGACTTGGTGTAGTACGCGGATTCTTTCGAACCTGGCACACATTCAATCTTGTGTTCCAAATCAAAAATGGATTCGACAGCGCCTTCGGGGGCGACTTCAAGATTGATTGGTCTGGGCTGGTAACCACTTCTTCGTTGGGGGAACATCACCATCAATGCCGAGAGGAGTGCGCATATCAAAGCAATCGCCTTAAGGGTGTTTCGGTTTGTGGCGTTGAGTTTCATCATTTATTATGTATGCAATATTTTTTATAAAGTGCGTTAAAGAATTTGAATTAGTTTCAAAGTACAGAGTAATGGACGGAGAAATATCACTCGACCGGAGCGTTGGGAATGTCATGAAGCTTGATGACAATGAACAGGCGTTGATGGATGAGATTGAAATTGAGGCGCCCCGTCCACGCTCTTCGCGGCGCGTCCCACAGCCGACGGTATACAAACCACAGCCACAACCAACGATGCAAGAAGACATCGATGCGTTTGCCAACCCGACTAAGCAGTCGGTTCCACAACAACACCAAGAAGAACCCGTTGATTACGGTGAATACGACGAAGAAGAGATGGAACAGCCACAGTACATGCAAGGTGATTATGCGATACAAGAAGAAGAGCGACCATCGCCTGGGTATAAATCCATCGATGAAGAGAAGGCAGACCTTGTCAACAAACTTGGTCGTCTCGAAAAGAAGGGATTTTCGGTGAACAAACGACTCAATGTATACTCGAACGTTGACGATTTGCGTACGGAAGTGAAGCGAATCACGTATAGCATTGACGTCGACCGCTCTATTAAGTTCTCTCGTCGTATGCTGATTGCGTGTGTGACTGGTCTCGAGTTTTTGAACAAAAAATATAATCCATTCGAGATCCAGCTTGAAGGCTGGTCGGAGAATGTGATGGAAAACGTTGACGACTACGATGAAGTATTTGAAGAGTTATACGTCAAGTACAGGACGAAGATGCACGTTGCTCCAGAAGTCAAGCTCATCATGATGCTCGGTGGTTCAGCGATGATGTTCCACTTGACGAATAGTATGTTCAAGTCAGTCATGCCCAATATGAATGATATCTTGAAGCAAAATCCAGGACTCGTTCAAAACATGGTCGATGCTGTGAAAAACACGACACCAAGAAGTGCTATGGACGCCCCATCGAGCGAACCATCGGGTGGTAACCAGTACGAAATGAAGGGTCCAGGCGTCGATATTTCAAGTTTGATGGGTAACATTATGATGCCACCCGCACCACCTATGTCTACCACAGCACCTGAACCCATTCCATCGATTGACGATGACGACGATGATGCGATTTCGGACATCGTCGAAGGTCCAGCCGATGATGACGAAGAGGACAGCGATGTCAAAGAGGTGAAAGTGTCGACCACGACAAAGGGTAAACGTGGTCGTAAGAAAAAGTCAGTAGAAATAAATTTGTAAACATAGAGTATAAATGATAGGGTACTGTCCCCTTGAGGAAGACCCGCCACCCAGGCTTCCTCGGATGTATGCGCCATCTACCGGATCTCGTCCTTCTTCCAGAGGAGATACTCGCACAGAAGACACTGAAACGAATTACGTCGTTTTGTTCTTTATCGCGGGTGTGGTCGCACTCGCCGCGATGGACGCCATTAAGAAGTAAACGAACTATTTTTACCATTCGCATATCATGTGACTGGTAAAAACAGATTAATTTAAGCGTTTTCAAGTTCATCGACCATTTCTCGTAGTTCATTTATAGCCGCAACCGTGTATGCGATGAGACCCACGTAATCGAGTGTTTCGATTGAAGTGACCCGTTCGTAGTATTTTCGATGAGATCTATCATCCGTACTACAAGGCATCCTATAATTACACTACAAATTTATCAAACACGTACCCCGCGCGAATGCATCGGGTTCTTCGGGTTTTACTTTGGGCATTTTGAAACCACCCTGTTTATAGACACGAAGACGCTTGTTATACATGGCGTGACACACTGACCATTGATCAAAAATATCGTAGATGTTTGGGTTATTCTTTTTCCCCTTTGTTTCGCGCATGACGCGACCTATGGATTGTACTATGTCTGATTTGGGCGTCGCGAGAATAACCGTGTCCAGAGAAGGTATATCCAAACCTTCATGTGCTTGACTAAAAGTTGCAAATATTATCTTTTTTGTGCTTGATTCTGTGAGGTCAGCTTCTTTCATACCCCCCATGTAAAGACCCGAATTATTTGGAAAACACTGATGCAACATCATGCAGTGTTGACGGCGGTCACTTAACACAAGTAATTGTCTCGTGCTTTGTGTGATACGCTTGATGAGACCCACGAGCATCGCGTTTCGTTCGCGCATTTCTGTCAGTTCTGTGATCATAGTCGAGAGTGATAATTTCCCAAATCGAGTACACGGTGGTGGGTCTCTAAAACGTGGACACTCAAACTCGATTGGAAACACTTCGACCTGCTGTTGATTTTCTCGTTCCACGGCAAAAAATGTAGGGCCCATAAACCAGTGAAGCACTTTCGTGAGTCCATCTTTCCTGTTTGGTGTCGCAGATAAACCAAAAATGTGTTTGGGGCACATCTTAAATAAGGATTGACTAAACACCTTTGCACATATATGATGTGCTTCGTCTACTATGAGCGTACCAACGCTATCAAAATCACCGAATGAATATTCTTTCAGTGAGAGCGATTGTAACATGGCTATCACAAAATCACAGTCAACTTCTTTTTTGTTTTGTTGAACTCGACCTATGGTAGCACCTGGACAGAACTGTTTGATTCGTTCTTCCCATTGATTTGCGAGGAATTCCTTGTGCACGACAATCATTGTTCTGTATCCAAGTTTACACGCGATAGCTAACGAAACGGTGGTCTTCCCATACCCACACGGAAGGCTGAGGACTCCATGACCCGCATCAATAGCCGCAGCAAGTGCGGCGTTCTGATGGGTGGCGTCTCTGAGTGTCCCATTGAAACGCACACTAATTCGAACAGGTTCTGGTCTTTTGTCATCATGAGGTTCTCCCATTTTACTAATTCCATAGTATCTTGGAACGCAGATTCCGTTCTTAGTTGGTCTAAATACCTTGAAAGGTGGTGGAGGAAATCCAAAGTCATCGTTAACGATGGCCCTTACCGTGAGCTCTTTTTTTATTTCGGGTAGTGGATTATTAATGATGTATCCACTCCTTGTGAGCATTCTACTGTATTAAAGACTATAAACTTTAATAGAGTACATACAAGATGCCAAAGCTTAACGTTGAAGAAAACATTAAGAAGCTCCAAGAAGCCGTCGAAACGACATACCAGGAACTTCACCGACTTCAAGGAAGTCTCCGTGTATTCTTGGGATTCAAGGAGAATGGTTTGGAAGAGATTGATATTCCGGAGAAGAAAGAGGAGGAGTCTGAATCGTCTTAATCACCCAAGCATATCCACTGTGATTGGCGACATTCCACGCGCCACTAAAATTTGCTAATATTTTGACTTTGTCACCCTTAGCTAGAGATTGCACGGGTGTGTTACCTTCGACGGTACACATCACGCGTCTGTATCTGAATGGTACTTTTATTGTTAAAACATTTCCCTCGAGTGGGTCGTCTACTTTTTGTTTGTTCATGATAAATCTTGATTTGCTCTCTTGAAGTCCGTGTATGTAGTCACGCGTTCTGTCATTCACGACTACGCGCATGTACTTTTTGTCGTTATATTCATACATGGGTTCGTATACTTCACATTCCATGGGAATCATGATTTCCTGGTATATATAGTGATTAGAATTAAAGCTATAAGTACGAATAGCACGAGTGTGACTCGTATAGGTTGTAAAGGGCCTCTGGTATTGAATTCCTGTTTACAAAAAGTACGACTCACTTCTATGGATGCTTCTATGCTCGAGTAAGGTGTATTTCTAGGAGACATCATACCACACAAAGCCACGTGTTTATTTTGACCGAAGAAAGGGACTTGTCCGTGAAGACTCAAAACACCCGATGATTGTTCGAATACCCATCTTCCATCTTTCCAATCAGCACCCCATCCTATGCGTACATTCTTAGGTTCTGGAATATTGAGTTGACGAATCACCTCGGGTTTAAGTATATCTGGATGTGTAGTTAACACGTCTTCCGTGAGGTCACATATGACACACGAGACGGTCTTTCCGTCGGATAAGACCACTGGTTGTAATCGGAGTTCTGTGTTCATACCAAATTCGAGGTCGGATGGTAATGTGACTGGTTCGTCGTAGTCGAGTAACACGTTTATACACCCGTATGTACTCGGACCTATTTTTTTGAATACATCTTCACCCCAATTGTCACCCACGAGTTCGAGTGCTTTACTGTTATCCACGCATACCACGAGGAGACCATCGTTTATTTTTACACCATCAGTGAAAGTCGCCTCGTACCCATCTTCGAAATAATTCACGCCTTCTAGGTGGGTATTAAACATAAACGTGGCACCATTTTCTAAGAGTGCGGTCTGCATGGCGTCACACATGACTTTACCGGAAACACGTTGAGTGTATTGTTTAGAGAGTCCCACGTGGTCGAAATTATTCACGAACTCGTATGCCGACATGGTTTCCCAGTCAACACCGTCCATGATAAATGTAATAGTACGTATGAGTCGTTCACCCGATTCCGTGAGTGACCCAATAGCGTCTTTAAGTGATATGGATTTGTATTTGGATTGTCTCGCGAGGACTTTACCCGCGAGTGCTGTGAGTGTGAGATAATCTTGTATACCGAGACTTTTAAATATGGTTTTGTAAACATCCGTCTTCGCGGGCTGAAACATGTCGTCCCATTCGATTCCCATTTCCCTGAAGAGACTATCGGTGTTTACGAAGGCGTTATCAAACACGATTCTGTGTGCGTGTAAATCACGGGTCTCTGTTTCTGGTTCCCACCACGAACCACCCGCTGATGGTTTGCGGTCGTATACGATGACCTCATGATCCGTGGACCTGAGAAGTTCCCATGCGACAGACATGCCTGTGGGTCCGGCACCCACGATGTGGACTCGCATTTATAATAGGGTACCAAAAATATTACGCTGGAAGATACAACACATTCCGCGTGAGTTGATAGAAAATCATGAGATATAGTGTTTCAAATCAAAAGACGAGAATAATTGCGAAGCAACACCATGTTTTTTCATTTTTAAAAACAAAAAAAACTTTTTTTATTTTTTCAGAAACTTTTCAAAGAAGAAAGCGTAGAAAAAAATAATTTTTTTATTTTTAATTTTCGAGATGACGAGAATTTTCAAATGGACCCGATTTAAAGATTTGCGACATACATGTATAAATGAACTCTGTACTCAAAATTGTACCCGGTCACAAGGGTGTGATCGTGGGGAGCCGAGAAGACATGATACAACGGACACTTCGACAGAGTCGCGTAAAACTCACGACTAAATATATGTGGAATCCAAATCGTATGACGTACATGACGGTACATTACCTTCCCGACGGAACTCCGTATAATGCCATGACGTTAAAGAATAAAATATCTCGATATGATAAGGATGCGGACATGTGTCTCGCTAAAAGTTCACCCTCTGACAAAACAGAAACGTAAAACGTGGAAGTTTGCGGCTGAATTTCTGTGGCGCAAGAGATTCACAAAAAGTCAAGGTGAACTTGGTTCTTGGACTCGAGATCAGTTAATAGAACTCGGTCCAACATTTGTAAAGTTAGGCCAAATTGTATCAACGCGTGCAGACCTTTACCCTCTAGAGTTTACACGAGAGCTTGAATCTTTACAGGATAATGTCCCACCGATAGACGAGGGATGTGTAAAAGATGTTGTAAATGCGAACAATGTATTTTCAGAGTTTGAATATGTACCATTTAAATCGGCGAGTATAGGTCAAGTACACAAAGCTAAGTTATTGGATGGACGTGAAGTTGTAGTGAAGATAAAACGCCCCAATATTTACGATATAATGAAACGCGACACTGATAATATAGTGGATGTCGTGAACTTTTTAGAAAAGGTGGGGGTAGACACGGGTGCGACTTCCGGTCGTGTACTCGAAGAGTCCATCGATTACCTATTATCTGAATCTGACTATGTGAAAGAGATGAATAATGCGAATCGCATGCGACGCGCTTTTAAGGGTGTGAAATGGGTAAAAATACCACGCGTGTATCGCAAACTGTCGAGTGAAGACATGATAGTCATGGAATATGTAAAATCGGAAAAACTTACGGAAATACACGACGAACATGTAAACCCCAAAAAGGTGTGCGAAGCGCTCATCACATCTTATGTGATTCAAACCATGGAAAAGGGGCTTTTTCACGCCGATCCACACCCGGGAAATATAGGTTTTTCTAAAAATGGTAAACTCGTGTTTTATGACTTTGGTCTTGTGATAGATATATCTGATGAACTCAAAAAAGGTTTCCAAGACCTGTTTAAATGCATCATAAATAGGGACACAAAAGGTATAGTACAGACACTCATAAAACTAAATATAATAGTTCCGACGACGAGTGATACCAGTGACATTGAAATATTTTTCAAGACCGCACTGAACTATCTCGAGACACTCGATGGTGGGAGTTTCAAGAATGATATTCTCGAAGATGAGATACTCTTATCTCTCGCACAAAAGAAACCATTCACGATTCCTACATCATTCGTGTATCTCGCGAAAGCATTTTCTACGGTGGAAGGTACGTGCATAAAACTCGATGAAAATTTCAATTATTACGAATACCTCGAACCCATGATACGCGATCAATTCACGGATTCTTTCGATATTCAAGACGTGTTTTCGACATCATTTGAAATGCCTTCGCGTATAAAAAACATAAGCACAGCTGTCCTGGGCTTGGAAGAGTCCAGGGCATCTATGAAAAGATCGTTAGAAAAGACGAGAAAGGAAATGCGTTATGCGCAGTATAGTGTGTTATCTGCGGTCATAGCTGGGAACATGGTAGAACACTTACCTTCTTTTACATTATTGTCTGCGTTGAGTGCATGGTTCGCGTTTACTTCTTATAAAAGTCGATAGAAACCTCTTCTGTTGGTTTCTTTTCTTCGGCAAAGAAAGCTTTGTGGCTTTCCAAAATCTCACGGGATCGAGTCTTTTCACCCTCTGCGATTTCGGAAAGACGCTCACGAATAGACGTAAAATCGTCAATTCGCTGTTTCTTCATCTTTTTTCCGTACTTCTTGAACTTCTTTCGAATCGCGTTTATGTTAGCTTGGGTCGAGGCAATAGAGAGCATGTTAATATAACATTACAAATTAATATTCAATCTTTTCAATTTTTCTTCGAATTCACGCCTTTCACCCGGTGATTCAATCTTTTCACCGGTGACGATAGCCCTGATTTCAGGTCCAGTTAAATGCATGGCATCCGCGCGGAAATCCTTGAATGCCTCCATCGTGACGGGGACGAGGGGTTTGACCAGTTCGTAAATCGCATTAGCATATTCGCGAATTTCCATTTGGGCGTGTTCATCCATACGTAGATGAAGGTAATGCATGAGATTGTGAAGGTTGATCTTCCAATAGAATTCTGTGTACGTCGATTGTGGAAGGTTACCACGCGCTTGTTCTCTACACGTACCTCTATCAAGAAGGTCTTGGTATAACTCAAAAGATTCACTGAGTTTTTCGGAAACCTTTGACGAGAGTTCTTCCCCTACATCTACGACACCTTCTGAACCTTGATTGTTTACTTTGGATTGCCCGCGTAAAACGTCTGGTTCGTAGTATTGTGTCGGAACGACGGAGTATCTGGCGGAGAGTTCGTTGATGCTGGCCATGCGGTGGCGCATATGCTGTCGAGCGATATAGATGGGCATCTTGATGTGAAACTTGAATTCCACCATTTCGAAGGGTGTTGTGTGCCAGTGTCTAAGGAGATATCGAATAAGTCCGCGGTCTCCTCGTGAGGTTTTAGTCCCATCTCCATACGAGACTCGGGCAGATTGTACGATGGCCGCATCCACATCTTCCCGAGGCATGTGGTCCACGAGGCGAACAAATCCGTGATCCAAGACATCTTTCTGCATGTTATTCTAACTATGCACTTATTTCCTTAAGTAAAATGATTACATTCATTACCTAAGTCGCATAGATGTGTATAGTAAACTATATAATTAAAATGGCCGCAACAACCATATTTGACAATTTGATAGCATTTATTGAAACTTCTGCGAAAAAGGTGAGTGCGTGGGATGATTCGCCGCTTCAAGACATCCGCAAGCTGAGTGCTGATGCGATCGGATCTGGGGGTGAGGCGCTCCTATTCAACCTCTGCAAAAAGCATGGCATAGACGTTGAATGGGATGGGAACAAAAATATCTCCAAAAAAGGATCTTCTGATAGACCGTATGACATGTTAATACGTGGAAGAAAGGTGGAAGTAAAAACGGCTCGGATGGGTGAATATTTCACGTTCCAACACGAAACCCTGTCTAACGACAATTCACCAGACTTTTGG